CTTCACCGTATAACATATCCACTTGGTCTCTTGTGGTTTGTGGAAGATAATAAACATCCATGCCATGAATTTGCATAGCTTCAATCACCAAATCTTCTACTAGTAATTGCTCACTAGTTATTTGATGTTGTGGAAAATTATTAAAATAGAAATTTGTTGGCATGTTTAGCCCATAAAGATTTCGCTAGGCATACTGCTGATGGTATACATTTCTTCTTCTAGTTTATCCAATTCAGCTTGTGCTTCTTGCATAATTCTTGGACCATCTAGTGTTACACCACCAGGCATTTGAATGCCAGCAAACTTAGAAAGATTAGTACCCCATTGATATTTAATTTTAGCTGTAGCGTAGTTCTTTAAAAACTTGTCATTCCAAACATCCGAAACGCCAGCTTTTGTTGCTGTGTTAGCGGTAATGTTTGTTGTCAAACTACTTGCAATATTAATGCTTGTTGGTGAATTGATTGATCGAATCTGCACTTCTTGACCACTGGATAATGTGATAAAGTCATTTTCAAGAACTTCTTGGTCAAATATTGTTCCTGTTCCAATCAAAGTATTGCTTGTTGTTGTGCCGGTTATTGTACCAGTCAAAGTAACTGTATCTGGGCGCAACGCACGATAGCACTCCACAACAACATACTGACCAACCTGTAAGTCTCTAGACCAATCAATGTCTAAGAAAATCTTATTTTGTTTACGGTTAAATCTGAATAGTGGCGTACCAGAGAACAATAGATTCAATGTGCGAATGTGTTGCATGGTAATCTCATATGACACATAAGACACCGATGTGAAGTCATACAAATCATGCAAACGCAATTGGTAACGCAAGTCAAACATATTGACTGAGGAAGATGACTGGTCAAATGGTATAATTCCAGTAACAAAAATTACTGGATCTGGGCAATAAATCCATCTGCGGTCAATATCAGCTTGAGTGATTTGATGCTTCATGTACATTTGTTCGCAACCATCAAAATGATAGTCTTCAAAGAATTGTAATGCATCATCAATTCTATCTTCAACTTGGTCATCATCCACATTGATTTGAATTACTGGATGACCTAATCTGCGTAGGCAGTAGTCTTTGAATGTCGCTCTAGTTGTGGGTTTAGCCATTTATAGTTCCCAATAGTTTTATTAGGTATTTATATCTTTAATTGACCGGGTAACCTAGGCATTCCATCTTTAATTGCAACTAACCAAGCACTTGTTACACACGAATTCATATTTTTCATCCACTCATTGGGAAAATATGTCTCTCTACGATACTCTTGGAATCTAATAGTAGTGTTATCTATGAAATTAGCTAGATATCTATCTGTATAATACAAAAAGCAATTCTCGTTCCAGTAACTTACATGAGTTGGGTCTTGATAAGCGCCTCTACCATCGGTGCTCGGTATCTCAATGAATGCCCATCCGCCTGGAGCCAAGACACGATGTATCTCAGCCATAATTTTATTTTTGTCGTGTAGATGTTCTAAGATATGACTTGCATTTAAAACTCCAACAGAGTTATCTGGCAAAGGAATACCATCATTCAAGTCTGCAATGTAGTCGGCAGTATCTCTTAAATCAACAGTTGTATATCCAGGGTAAGGATTCAAACCTCCACCAATATCAACTTTCAAAAGACCTAATTCATCAGCATCTTTTTCCGCTAACGCTCTAGCATATTGATTATGTAATTCTTTTGTCTTTTGTTGAATTTCTGGATTTCTTTTGTTTATAGAAGTATTGTTTCCTGTTATCCTGTAAACGTAAAGTGGTTCTGGTATGAATACCATTTTTGTGGTTAAGTATGTTCGAATACAAAGTTCGTGATCTTCACAAACAAACATATCAGGGTTATGCCCACCAATACTAACGTAATGACTTTTTCTCCATGATCTCACATGATCTGGCGCAAACCAAATATAAGACATTGCATGACTTGTTGGTTTGAAAGAATTCATCGCAATTAGTTCTTTGTCTTTCCATTTAAACTGCCTATAAGTCCAACCAAATGAATTGTCAAAAGGAATGAAACTGTTTTCCATGTGTAAGGCTGCATTATCACTATAAACAAATCCAACCTCATCGTCTTGGTATGCTTCGTTTAATTTTTGTAAACAATCAGGTGTAAGCATATCATCGTGATCTAGTTCTACCAAAACATCACCATCACCCAAAGAAAATGCCTCATGTTTAATTGCACCAATATTTGGCGACTCAATGTAAGCATGAAAAACTCTAACTTGTGGATGATCTTTGATTTCTTTTGGAACAAATTGTGGCAAGCATTTGTTATTTAAAAATACTATCCACTCCCAATTTGTGTGTGATTGCTCACATAAACTTTCAAACGCTTCTACCAAATATGGGATATTATCAGGATCATGCGTTGGTGTAATAATGCTAAATTTCAAGTTTTTCATAATTAATTTGTATGTAGTTTTATGTAATCTAAAAAGGTATAATTTTTTTCGTGATAAAATATACCAAAATTGTCCTGTAAATTGAGGTAATTATAATGATTAGTTTTTTTAGAAAATAACCAAAATTCACAATTATATTTAGGATCTTTATAAGGAGGAAATGGATTATGTAAAAATAAATTTCCTAATTTTTTTATATGTTTAGAATTAACCCAGAAAAAATTGCCAGAATAATGTGGAAACTCCATAGGTATATAATTCATATACGCAATTTTAACATATTCTGTACCAACACAATCATAACTTTTCAATAATTCTAAATTTTCTTTCCATTTGTGAATTGTAAAATACTCAAGATATTTTCTCCAACCTTCTGATCTGTATTCCATTTCATAATCTGAACTTACGTGCGATAATCCTTTTGTATGCAGGTATAATATTTTATAATCTTCATTTTTTTTACAGAATTGATATAAATCTTCCAGTGTGTCAACTTCACTACTAAAATCTTTGTTATATTTGTATCTAAATTTTGGAATAATTTCTTTTAAGTTTTCTTTTCCTGCTACTCCAACATGAATGAATTCAGCAACATCATATAATCCGGTTAGAAATATTTTTTCAATTTGATCTTGATACATTAATTTCCATCTAGGATGAATTTGACTAAGATGATAAAAAATTGCAATTTTTTCTTTAGTCATAATTAATCGAAGAAAAATAAATGGGTTAGTCTTCCGTCTTCTCTACCTTGCCCAAAATATTGCCCAGCCGAGTGTATGCATTTTGCATCCATAATGACTAGTCTATTGTATATATTAGCAGCCGAATCAGTCACATCAAATTTTGTAGAATCTAAAAACCCGCCAGTAAAGGCACCATCTATATTAGGCTCACTTGAATGTCTTGTGCCATTAATTTTGGAACGATGTAGTCTAGTCCCACTTTCAATAGGTGCATTTGGTGTCAAGTATATCATAGCAGCCCAAGTTTGTAAATCATAATGATACACCTGAGGATCATTTGCCGTAGTTATTTGAAAACAACCATTTATACCACCATGAAAATCATTAATTTTTTTACCCATGATAAATTCAAATGCTTCTTTGATTCCATCTGGGTGAAAGTGTGTAGTTGTTCTTAGACCTTTATAATATCTTATATCTCCTTTAAATTCCATTGAGAGTGCATGTTGCCTAATAGAATCTGGATTCTCATAGAAATTATCCACGATAAACATTCTATTTTGATAATTTTTGTTTATATTAAAATTTGTCATAATATTTTTTATGGGTAAAGTTTCAATTAATTTAGGTTCTTGTGCTAGAGCCAACGCCTCAAAATGTAAATTTTTGATTCTATCTCCACCATCGTGATATAATGTTTTATCTATAAAGTTAACATATCTTGGAAACGGATTAGTTCTTTCCGGTTGCATCATTGTTGTCGTATACTCCAACATCTTCTTAAATTTACCAAGATATCTATTCTTCTCAGCTAAAAGATATAGATGGTCATTTCTTTCTGGTGCAAATTGAGCAGCCAGTTCATAACACTCAACGCTTAATTCTCTTTGCCCCAAGTACCAGTTTGCATCACCCATTAGCAATAATGTCATGTAAGCAGTTTCGTCAATATGTTTTGCCTTTTTTGTATTTGCAAAATCGTGGGTAAAATTTAAAAATTCTTGAAAATAATAAATCGTTCTTCTAGCGTATTCTTTTTGTTGAGATTCTCCTAATGGAAAAGCAACGCTAGGGTATGCATCATTATAACTTTTTCCTATGTACCAAAAATGATAGGCGTTACTTAACATAGTATTTTCACGAATCATTTTTTCTTCAAGTATTAGTGCATCACTAACAAACTTTGTTGGCACTGCCCAACTCTGACCACCGGTGGTTCCAACTTGCCTGAAAGAAAGAGGCAAATCAAATCTATTATATTGTTCACCGATACCTTCTATATCACAGTAACTTGTTTCATGGCATGGATCGTGATTAAATCTCCAAGGCATTTTTGCATTCCACATCCATGCTCTGTAATATACACATCCATTTTGTACTGCTGGTATATGAAATGAATGTTGAGTCTTATCTTCAAGTAAAGACCAATCAAAATCATCATCAACTTCTAAAGTTTCATCACAGTCCATCTTTAGAATCCAATCGCACCCATGCTCAATACTTTGGCATACTTGTATTAAATGGTCTCTATTCCATCCAAAACCAACCCACCCTTCTTCTACTTGATAGTAGTAACCAGGTATCTTTTTCTCTGCGAAAAAATCTTTAACTATTTTATCTGTGCCATCCGTAGAACCATTATCTTGTACTACCCAAAAATCAATATACTTGTAACAAGATTCAAGCATCGTTCTCATTACGGATGCCTCATTCTTGAACATAGCAGTCATTACAATTTTAGATTTCTTCATTTTCTTTTTAATCACTAAGACAATATCATCATGACGATTTTTTATGTTCCTATTATCATATGGTATGCAATCATAATTACTATCAACTTCTCTCATTAAAAAGTTTAAGTTTTTTATACTTGCAATATCTTCAATAACCATTACACCATCATCTTTCAATAAAGGCAAATAAAGTTCAATACTCCTCAATTGACTATCTAAAGTATGTGGACCATCTTCGGTAATAAAATCAAAACCTTCTGGATATTTTTCTTTAATTTGATTTTTGGTTCCTTCGTTGTAAGCATCTCCAATAAGATATTCCATTCTATCTTTATTAAGATATTCCCAATTATTTGAAGTCATTACATTTTCTATATCCAACAAACACAGATTAAAATTTGGAAGTAAGTCGTGCCATAAAACAGCAGAACCTCCCCAGTATACTCCTATTTCAAGGAGAGATCCTTTTTTATCTATGTATTTGTTTAAGTGTTTTCCATATATCTCGGAATAACTATGATTGGTGATTTTATCTGTTCCACCGTAGACGTCAAAACCATTAATATTTTTAGATTTTAATATCTCAACAATTTTGTCTGTACAAGTTTCACTCATAATTTAACCCTATCTTGAATGAAGTTTAGAACACCTTCATCATTCTTTTGTTGTTCTGATGGAGAAAACAATGCTCTTTTTCGATAAGGGTTGTTTTCACTAGGCTCTTTCAAATAATATGTAGCTATGCTTTTACGGTAAACGCCTTCGGGGCAATTAATTGGTTCATTAAAACCATGCCAAGAATTTAATGATGTGTCAAATAGCACAGCACGATTAAATACACAATCTACAGTTGCTGTTTTTTCTTTTGGTCTATTTGTTTCTTCATCATGCGACCACAATTCTAAATTACCACCCCAAGCAGGATCCCAATCTTTAGTTAAGTAAATAATTAGATTGTATTTTCTTTCTAAATTTAATTTTGGATGAATTGAGTAGTCAAGGTGAACATTTAGTTTTCCACCGTTACCATGAATGTGCCAACCACCACCATGTAATCCTAAATCTGGATAAAGAACCTCTTTTGTTAAGTCTTGCAGACCGTCAACGAAATCGGAAGAATTTAAGTAGTGGAAAAAAGAATAAGTTTCTTTTGGGAAGTTATACCAATTGTTAATTGTCTTTTTAACTTCTATTGGATTGTTGTAATCATACCAGTTTGGTGAATCAAAATCTGGAAATTCATCAGATAACTTATTTGCTAAATCATCTGTTAAAAAATTATCAATAATAAAATGCGGAAATGGAAATTGTTTCAAAATCATAATATACCTTAATCATCGCCATTTTGGTCCTTCAAACCAAGCGGCTATACTATATCTAGTCCCCCTCAAAACAGGGTTTGCTTTGTGATAGAACATTGAGGGAAAATAAATTATCGAACCTTGTTGCCTTATACCTTCAGCATCAGGTTTTGAATCCCCATCAGTCATTTCAAAATCACCCCCAACATAATCATTTGGGTCTGATAGTTGAATTATACACGATAGTTTTCTGTGGTAAACTGGATCATTATTGACCCAAAACACATCATGGTGCCTTTTATATTCACCTTGATAAGAAGAATCATACTCCGCAAACTGGACAAAATTCAATCTAGTGATATGTACATTGAAAAAATCATTGTTTGCTTCAATGGCAGTTTTCCATAATGTGTCAAAAATGTGAGAATATTTGGTATCACTTTTATTTAAAAATCTAACTTTACTTTT